ACCAAGAGGGTATGTTTGGTGGACCTTGGTTGTACTTTATGTCTCAGGGTTTAACATATAAAAAAGATTTGTTATACCAAACTCATCCATCTCTTGTAGATGGTCAAGGTTCTAATTCTTGGGAAACTATTAGACGCTGGGTAAAACAATGGGGAATTAAAGATGACCCAAACTCACCCTTTACAAAACTATCTATTCCAGATGATGCAGTTGAAGCTCATCGTAGATTGGATGATTATATTAATAATGACACTCATGAAGTCCCTGTATCTCAGTTTGAAAATGGTGTTAAAGAACACTCAGAGTTTCATAGACAGATACGTAAAGACAAACGTGTATCAGATTTGTCGGAGTTTTTCTCATGAGCTATAGTCCATTTGATTATGCTAAAGCCATCAACGAATCGAAAGACCAGTTGATGGATTCCCCCGATGAAATGTGGGAGAAGAAATATACCCCTTTCATCGTCAATAAAGCTGTTTATCCATTCCCAGATACAGTTCTTTTGGTGAATGAGATGAATCAATGTCACTATCTAGACAACCGCCTTCAGTTTGATTTCCTTCTAAATAGTATTAGACCAAGAAAACGCTATGCGCCTTGGTTGAAAGCTTCTAAAATTGATAATTTAGAATTAGTAAAGGAATACTTTGGATATAGTGATCAAAAAGCAAAGGATGCACTTAAAGTCCTTTCAGATGATGACTTAGAATATATCCAAGACAAACTGAATAAAGGTGGATATGGAAAGTGAATTGAATTGGACTCCAGAAAATATGCTGGAGGTATCTCTCAAGGAGCCTGATGACTTTTTAAAGGTACGAGAGACTTTATCAAGAATTGGTGTTGCATCGAGAAAAGAAAGAAAACTATATCAGTCCTGTCATCTCCTTCATAAGAAGGGGAAGTACTATGTTGTACATTTCAAGGAACTATTTGCACTTGATGGTAAGAAATCAAGTCTAACTGATAATGATATAGAAAGACGAAACACAATCGCTGGTCTTTTGAGTGATTGGGGTCTTGTCTCTCTTGTAGGCGAAGCAGAACCTAAAGCTCCTTTGAGTCAAATTAAGGTTCTCTCATTCCAAGATAAGGATGAGTGGATTCTTGAGACAAAATACAACATAGGAAAAAAGAAGGATGAGTGATATTAAATTAATAAAACTGAAGTCTGGCGAGGAACTAATCGGTGATGTTACAGTAGTGGGAGACTCTGTTACCATCGCCAATCCTTGCCAGATTATACCTACACAAGATGGTTTGGGGTTTGCACCCTGGCCTCCTTTTTCCAAAAATAGTAACGTAACAATCAAAACAGATTGGACCATTTGTATTACTGAACCAGTTGATGCAGCTAGAGATGCATGGAACAGTAAATTTGGTTCTGGAATTGTATTGCCTAACATACAGTTGAATGGATAAAAGTCTTGACTTTTTCAAATTGAGGAGATATACTATATGATGAAACTTGGAGATATATGGATTTTTATACGAATGTAACCAACTTTGGAAATACTGTTCTTGTTCGTGGCGTCAAGAATGGTCAACGTGTCTCAGAACGCCACAAACTTGAACCTACCCTATTTGTCCCATCTAAAAAACCTACCAACTTCAAGACTTTGGATGACAAGTATTTGATACCTGTCAAACATCAGTCTATATCTGAAGCTAAGGATTTTGTCGAAGCATACAAAGACCAGCCTGGAATGGTCTATGGTATGACTCGTTGGCAGTTTCAATATATCTCTGACACTTGGAGAGATGAAATCAAATGGAATCTCAATGATATTCTGATTGTCACAATTGATATTGAGGTTGAGTCTGAAAGTGGATTTCCTAAAGTTGAAGATGCAAAGGAACCTCTTCTTGCCATTACCATCAAGAATCATCAGTCTAAAAAGATTGTTGTGTTTGGTGTGGGTGAATACAAGAACAGTCGTGACGATGTTCATTATATCAAGTGTGACGATGAGGATGAACTCATCAAAAGATTTCTTGTATTTTGGGAAGATACCAAACCAGACGTTATTACTGGATGGAACTCAAAGTTCTATGATTTACCTTATCTGATTCATCGTATTCAAACTCGTTTTGGTGAGAAGGAAATCAAAAGACTCTCTGTATGGAAATCTGTATTCAAAGACTCAATCTACATAGCTGGTCGGGAACATATCTGCTATGAAATCAAGGGTCTTGAACAACTTGATTATCTTGACCTCTACAAGAAGTTTACCTATTCTGCACAAGAGAGTTATAGACTAGACCATATCGCATTTGTTGAACTTGGTGAACAAAAGGAAAAGAATCCTTTCAATACATTCAGAGAGTGGTATCAAAATGATTACCAATCTTTTATTGACTACAACATACAAGATGTGGAGTTAGTCGATAAACTTGAAGACAAGATGAGATTGATTGATTTGATTCTCACTATGGCGTATAGTGCAAAGTGTAATTATGGAGATGTCTTTTCTCAGGTAAGAATGTGGGATGTCATTATGTACAACTACTTGAGAGACAAGAATATTCAGATTCCTTTGATTGTTCGCAGAGAGAAACAAGAAGCATATGCTGGTGCATACGTCAAAGACCCACAAGTTGGTTTACACAAATGGGTTGTTAGTTTTGACCTGAACAGTCTGTATCCTCATCTGATTATGCAGTACAACATTTCTCCAGAGACAATTGTAGATATGACTAATCAATCTACAAGTGTAGACTCTATGTTGGATGAAATGTTTGATACAGACTTTCTCAAGACAGAGAATCAAACCTTGACTCCAAATGGAGCACTCTTCACCAGAAAAAAACATGGATTCCTTCCAGAACTTCTTTTCAAAATGTACAATGAACGTAAAGTCGAAAAGAAGAAGATGTTGCAAGCTCAACAAGAGTATGAAAACACAAAGAATCCAGAGCTTCTGAAGAAGATATCAAGACATGGTAACAAACAAATGGCACTCAAGATTGCACTTAACTCTGCTTATGGTGCAATCGGTAATCAATACTTTCGTTTCTACGACATTAGGATTGCAGAGGCTGTTACTTATGGTGGACAGTTATCTATTCGTTGGATCGAAAAGTCTCTCAATAAACATCTCAATGGATTACTACAAACTGATAATGTTGATTATGTTCTCGCTTCTGATACTGACTCTGTTTACATCACGTTTGATACCTTAATCGAAAGATTGAATCCAAAAGACCCTGTAAAGTTTCTAGACACAATCTGCACTGAAAAACTAGAACCTTTTATTGATGGTGAGTATCAAAGATTGGCAGAGTATGTCAATGCATATGAACAGAAGATGTTCATGAAACGAGAAGTGATTGCAGACAAGGGTATCTGGACTGCAAAGAAAAGGTACATACTGAATGTACATAATTCGGAAGGTGTGCAGTATGCAAAACCCAAACTGAAAATGATGGGTATTGAAGCTGTTAAATCTTCAACTCCACAAGTTTGTCGTGATAAAATCAAGGAGTCTTTGAATGTAATCATGAATGGTTCTGAAAAAGACCTTAACGATTTTATACAGGACTTTCGTAAGGATTGGATGAAGATGAATGCAGAGCTCATTGCGTTTCCCAGAACTTGTAATGGAATGGGTAAATGGAAAGAGTCTGGTTGTATCTTTAGAAAAGGTACACCAATGCACGTTAAAGGTGCCTTGATGTACAACTATCAAATCAAAGATAAGGGACTTGGAAACAGATATCCAGAAATCTTGGATGGTGAGAAAATCAAATTCGTTCATCTGAAGAATCCAAATCCTTATCAGATAAATGTTTTTACTTTTATCTCAGAGTTTCCTACAGAACTGGAGATAACAAAGTATATCGACTATGGTAAACAATTTGATAAAGCATATGTGGAACCACTAAAATTCATCACAAATGCCATCAACTGGTATATTGATGATTCTTATGGTACACAAGCTACATTAATGGATTTTTTCAACTAAGGAATATATGGACTCAATAGAAGTACTAAAACATAGAAAGTTTGTAGATAGTGTGACCAGTGAGGCCACAAAGGATTGTGATACATTCATCGAAAGGTTGGATGAGTTGCAAGAAAACCCTAAGTGGAATGAACCTCAAAGGTTACTCACTGGTGCAATTGGTATTTGTTCTGAAGGTGGAGAGTTGTTAGATATAGTAAAGAAACTCTTGTTTCAAGGCAAACAACCAACAGCTGAGTTGAGAGTAAAACTCAAAAATGAGTTGGGTGATGTGATGTGGTATGCTCAACAGATTATGATTGCAATGAACTGGACATTAGAAGAAGTTCTTGCAGAGAATACTAAAAAATTATCTGGTAGATATCCAGATGGATTTGAAACTGAAAAATCTGAAAATAGAAAGGATGAAATTGAATCTAGCTAACTTTATAAAGGAGTCGGGAAATGAATATGCTTCCATCGTGGATGATGGGGTGGCAGCTGGTGATGTCAATAACTATATTGACACTGGCAGTTTTCTTTTTAATGCTTTACTTTCTGGTTCAATTAATGGAGGATTACCTTCTAACAAAATTACGGCGCTCGCAGGAGAGTCTGCAACAGGAAAAACCTATTTTGCATTGGGTATGGTCAAAAACTTTTTGGATTCTAATCCTGATGCTGGTGTTCTCTATTTTGAGTCTGAGTCCGCTATACCTAAAGAGCTTATTACAGCTCGTGGAATAGATCCAAAACGAATGGTTATTCTTCCTGTAGTTACTATACAGGAGTTTCGTACTCAGGCAATCAAGATTCTAGATGCATATCTGGAAGAAAACGAACAAAAACCAATGATGTTTGTTCTAGATTCTCTTGGTAATCTTTCAACTACGAAAGAGCTGCAGGATACAGCTGCAGGAGCAGAAACCAGAGACATGACTCGTTCACAGATTATTAAAGCCGCTTTTCGTGTTCTAACGCTAAAGTTGGGAAGAGCAAATGTTCCAATGGTTGTTACCAATCATACATATGATGTAATAGGTGCATATATGCCCACGAAAGAGATGGGTG